CAACCTGAGCGATGACGGCAGCAAAGATGATAGTAACCGCCGGCCTAGTGACAGCCCGGAAGAAATCGCAGAAGACTTCCACAAGAGTTGGATTAACTTTGTTATTTTCCATAAAAATGTCTCCTACCTAGATAAAAAGGCCCTAAGAGGCCCAGGAAAGCCACTGTTTGTCCTTTTACCACTTAAGATATATGAGGACTTCATTAACTGCCTTTCTATATAAGAGCGCCCAAAGTATCGGGAATAGACTTATCTGCCTTCTCATAATGTCTAGCCAGATGACGAGCTGCCCTGATAATATCCTCAGCTGATGCTTGGACCCTCTCACCCCGATATCCTCCAAGACTGAGGGCGGCGACGGCAGCCGGCATACGGTCCCAGTCAACCGTCTTCTCCAGATCTATTCTTCCCTGGAGATAACGAAAGATGGCCTTAGTATGATGAGGAAGCTTCCAGGTATCGGAATCATCCGGGTCGCCAACAATGGCGAAAGCTTCTTTAGGGAGCCCCTCTTTAGTCTTTTCCTTTGATACTGCTTCTTTTACTTTGCTCATAATTTCCTCCTATGGAGTAAATACAGCTATAACTACAGCATCCCTGGGATTACCTTCCGGGACAGCCAGAATCACATGACGGCCAGTTATCATCTCGCCTGTACCGATATTGCGGGCGACGTTAACATTATCGAAGTAAGTCGTTAGAGAACCTACGAGCTGGACGCCGGCCTTATAAGTACCGCTATCGAAATTCTTTAAAATGCCCACTTCAATCATCTTCAGTATAGAGCTGCCTCTGAATTACTCGGTTAGATTGAGCAATGGCCTTGAGCTTCTTAGCATAGCGGTCCAAACGCTCCTTGCCCCAGGCCTTATAATTGATAGTAGCGTGCCTACCAGCAATACTGGCCCTATCAACTGTGTAGACTGAGGCTGACATGGCTAAATAGCCTGTCGCGCCGAGGACTATAATTTCCTCATGCTCGGTTGGGATGGTAGTGGACTCGGCGATAAGAGTATGCTTTTTAAGCCATCTTACCCGGGCGTCGTTGCCATTGCCCTCATCCTCCATATAAAGCTGACCGGCCCAGTACTCAGTCCGCTGGAAGTATTTAGGCTTGTAGCCTATAGGAAACTCGACCGACTCAATTTTGAGTAGACCTGTGAGACTGGAGATATCAAGCTCGGTCTCACCATTGGTGGTGGCGATATCATCCTGCTGCTCAATAGGAGCATGGAATGAGTACTCAAAGACAACTCTCTCGATGGCTCCATCGACCTCATCATCGGACCAGCGATAATTCTGACTATCAGTATCCTGGAGGTCCTCCCGGACACGAGCTCTCATTTCAGTCAGATTCATCTAAGCCTCCTTGTCTGGAGGGAGGGAGATCGACTTTCCCCCTCCCTCCTACACCTGAAATGAGGCTGACATAAAGGGCTAAACCGCGCCTTCTCTCAAGGCGGGGGAAGGGGGAATAACCCCCTCCCCCTCTAAACCTGAAAGGAGGTAGAAAGTAAATACCAGAGCGTCGGCGGGCCCCGGTAATCATTAATCTCTCACTCCTGTCAGCATGGCGGCCTTGACAATAGAGAAGCTGGCCAGGGAGACATACCACTTAACCCTGGTCCTGCTTGCGTCCTTAGTCTCCAGGGACCCGAGACGCTCGACCTGAATCATCTCGGGGCTGGAAAGTCCACAAACAGCACCCTCTCCAATCTGGAAGGCAAAGATGGCCGAACAATCGGTGGAACTGCCCACGACATAATTATCCTTCACCCAATCGGAGATGGCGACGGGAATGCCGTTGTAATACTCGACCATCTCGCCGAGCTTGCCCTGGCCGACCTGAAGATTGGAGCCAGTTGCCCTGGCCAGATTCTGAATCTTGCGTCGGGAACGACGGCTCATTAAGAGAAGGTCGGGCTTGCCGCCACGGACCAGGTCAATAAGCTGGTCGAGTTTGGTGAGAGTTAAAGTAGCTCCATTGGTGCCCGAACCGAGATGATTACCGAGCCGACAGGTCCACACGACGGTATTATCGTTAACAGTCTCACCCTCAGTGGTGGGCCAGGTAGGCTCAGTAGTAGCGTGGGAAGTTCCAGCGGTGGTGCACTCATAGCGGAAACCATTCTCACCGCCGGACTTAGGGACAACAACATCTCCCAGGGAATAAGAAGTATCGACCTCCCAGGCTGTGCCCTTCAAAATCTTATACAAGCCATCGGGCTGCTTGGCGTTGACGCCGGAGTCGCCGTTCAAGAAAACGTTCTCGAACTCGTTCCTTAAGGCCTTAGCCTTCTGCTCAATGACAGCGGCCTCCAGGTCCTGGATATTAGAGCGAGTGGACTTAAGAAAATTATCGACGTCGGCGTCTCCGCCCAAAATGCAGAGGCTGGACGAGCACTGCTCGAACTCGGGCTCTGAGGTAGTCCAGGTATCGGTAACGGGGTCGTACCAAGCCACGGTGGGCAAAGTCTTTTCCCGGTTATACTTCAGACTATTACCCACGATCTGAATAAAGGGCAGCTGCTCCAGAATGGGGCTGTCCTTGACGATAGTCTCGATGATTCCCTTAAGCAGGATATCAGTCGAAAGCTTGCTTGCTTCTGTTAAAGATATACTCATATTTAGCTAGTTCCTCCTTTTTGCTGAATTCCAGCGGCGATCTTCTCCCTGGGGGAAAGCCCCTCAACGGAGATCTCCGTCCTGGGTGGCGCCCCTGCCGGGACCTTAGTCTCCTTAGCCTGAGCTTCAAGACTAGATTTGACGGCCTCAGCGATGTTGGTGGCCTTGGCCAGCGAAGCGTCTATCTCCTCGATGGTGGCACCGACAATAACATCCTGGGGAATGGTGGGATTAGCGGACCTGACAACATCGAGATACTTAGACACAGCCTGAACATTGGCTTCCTTCACCTGGGAGAGCTCAGCGGCGACCGCTTCGCTTGCCGTCTTCGCTTCGCTTAGCGAAGCTTCGAGCTCAATAATGCGATTTTCCTTCTCGGCCAGTGCAGCCTCAGCGGAGGCCTTGGCCTTCCTCTCCTCCTCAAGCTCAGCCTTGATAGCCTCCAGGTCCTCGGGCTCTGGAGCGGTGTTCTGAGTTTCTTGTGTTTCTTGAGTTTCCTCTTTTTCGTTTTCTGCCATATTTCTCCTTAATTTGAGTTATTACTCAGGCACTTCCATTTCTGCGGCTGTCGCTCTCTCTCTCGCTCCGCCACGCGTGGACTGTGCCCGGAACTCCTGATTCATTTCCAGGATCTTCGTCCTCTCCTCTAACCACCTGTTAAACTCCTCGTCGGGGTCCTGGATCCCCATTTCGTCCATGGCCGTCCTCCTGCTGTGAACTCCGGCCTGGACAAGCAACTGCTCATTCTGAGCCTGACGAGCCGTATCTTCGGGCAATATCAGGCCCCAGACTACACGGTGATTTATTTGCTCGAAGTTTTCGTTCATATATTTCTCAGCTAGCTTAAGAATGATATCGTTACGCTGATAATAGGCGTTGGTCCTGATCGTCCGCTTCCTGGTAACTTTCTGGATAAGACTTCCCAGCTCTATCTGGAGAGCTGCTCCTGACAGCTCTTTCTCTATGCCTCCCCAGGCGGCCCGGGGAGTCTCCGAGATATCGTGCAAAGAGCGGTATAGAAGGTCAATATAGTCAACATGCAGCCTAACGCCTCCACCTTGCAACAAATCTAAGAGATAAGCCTTAGCGTCCTCGGGTATCGTCCACAAGGCCCCGGGCTGGACCTTAATGTCCTCAGCCGAAGCAATATTCTCCAGGACGGCAATAGGATTTCCCGACAACTCTAGAATCCTTGATAACTGACTAAGGGCGCGATTGAGCTCACGCTGTGGCTGAATAAGAGACGGGATATCGGAGGTACCCCAGAACTTCTTGGGATCACGGAGGTTGGGAAAAATAACGAAGGGGATAAAACCATAAGGATTGGGCTTGGACTCCATGGGGTCGCTATCCAGATAAAGATCGAAAGTCTTATCCGTCCAGACTTCAGTTATGGTAGCAGTCTTCTTATCTATAGCCCGGCCATAAAGAAGCTGAACCTCGTCCTGAGTAAGAGTATATCTCGACGCTACTCTCCAAACCCTAGAAGTATCATCGCCCAACCACCAGGCATAAATGCCTGAGACATCGGGAGCGATAATACGGATACGCTTCTCAGAAGTATCCCATATAACCTTGTAACAGCCATCTCCCAGGACGGCAGCATCGATCTCGGTCTCATAATCAAGCTGCTGGAGATTATTATCCTCATAAACTTGGCGGAGAACCTGCTCGGCCCTGCGGGCACTGGCCTTCAGCTCGTCCGTAACTTCCACGGGATAACAAGCGAAATTAAGCCCCTGCATGAGGAAGCTTGTAACCTTATCAATAGAAACCTTGGCGTAATTGAAGACGAGCTGGCGGTGACGTGATGTAGTTGGCCACTGAGAGCCCTGATAAAAATCAAGATTGGTACGATAAGTTGATAAACGAGTGGAATCCATGCGGGCTAACTGTGATGGATTGAAATCAGTCATCTCTAACGCCTCCTTTGGCTGCCCTGGGACTGAAATCTCTCGCTGCCTCAGCTACCAGGGCCAGGCTGATAAGGAAATCATCGTGTCCTTCTTGGGGGTCGACATAAAAATTCATAGTCTGGTTGGGTCGATATTGCGAGCGAGCTTTTTCGAGCTGTGTTAGCAGCTCACGATACTCGTGTGAACCATCTTGATAATAGAGCCTGAGGCGACCGCTGTTAACGAGGGATAATAACTCGAATCCCATATCACTCTTGGTTTTCTGTGTGAAGATGAAAGGGATGATCCTGCTGCCGAGCTCTTTCCTAAGAAAACTAGCAACTGGCTGTCCAATTCCTGTTGCATCGACAAGTACCTTCTGGCATTTCCATTTCCTGAGGATCTCTACTATGGCAGAGTAGAGCTGACTATGTGGTGTGCCTGTCCACTGATAATGCTCGACAACTTTGAGTAATGGTTCAAACAAAGTCGAGCTAGCAAGCTGAATAGTATCAACCTCCGCGATGGTGATGACTGTAGAATCCAACTTGTGCTGGATAGCGGCGAGAGCTTGCTCTTTCGTCTCCTCTCGCTCCCCAGCAAGGTCGATGCCAGCGATATAGACTTTTCCATTGGCAGGACTTTGGAGCCTAGGATGCATGCCTTGCATACCTACGATCTGCTGGCGAGTCAAGAATCCTCCTCCCCCTTTTATAGGCAGAAGAAGATACTGAGTTCGGAATAGAGGATGGTCCTGACCGAGCCTGGCTCTCTCACCTTCTACATATCGCTTATAATCCGGATTATGCTTAGCTACTTCATGCCAGTCATAGCGGAAATGGCGCTTAACACCATCCTTTCGCTCGAGCTCAAGGTTGGTGAGCTTTACTTCTTCGAGGAGAGTGGTATCATCCCAAGTTGTACCATAATGAACGGTAGTAACATTAGTAGATGAGCCCATGGGGCGGAACTCCTTAGTATACTTCTCCTTGCTGACATCTTGTGACTCATCGATTTCGAGGAGAATATCGGCTGTGTGTCCGACAACAGAAGCATGTTCCTCGGCCGAAAGGAAAACCGCCCTGGTAGCTCCGAGACAGACAATATACCCCATTTCCGTGCGATAAATACCATCGTAGCCGAACTCATCGAGCCTCTCTTTAAGCCTGGCGATCGATATAACCGTCTGGGGCTTAAAGGTCGGGGAGCACTTGACCAGGCTACCACCTATGGACATATATATGGTTAAAAGAAGCACTTCGAGGTGAGCTGAGAGCTCATTCTTGCCACCCTGCCTGGCGATCTCCACTGATAGAGTAAGACCTTTATTGTTCTGGATGCTATCCAGAACGGCTTTAACTACCTCCTGTTGATATGGTCTGAGTTTCATCTCCTAGATATTCCTGTTCCTATACCTATGCCGAGGGGCAAGGCAACCTCTGTTAAAACCTTATGGATGGCTTCCTTCAACGACTTCTTTTGTTCCTTTGATATCTGATAGCGAGTCCTGACTAGACGAGCGATAATGTTGGCAGCTTCCAAATGAAGATCAACCCTATCTGGCTCATGCAAAGCCAATTCCCTCAGCTTTACCCGGAGGAAAGCGATCTCCTGATCGATGCCTTCGACAAGGGATGCTTCTTCAAGCTCAACCTTTTCGGCTTCGGTCAGGGCACGACTATAAAAGCCGTGCTTACGAGCGTTTTGATTGCCCTTGGGGGCGCCTCTTTTTGCCATTTTCCTCGATCTTAGCCTTTACCAAGCCGTAAACCAGGGCGTGGGCAGCCAGGCTATATTTTTTGTTCTCAAGAGCGTACTTCAATACTTTCATTTGGTACCTCCATATGGTTATTACTCCATCGGACAAGAATCTGCCGAAGCGCAGGGGTATGATCGCGGCGCTTTTGCGCCAAGTACATGTCAGTGGAATATAGGATAGCTTCCAGATTAAACCACTGGGACCGACCCAGGGTGACAGTTGGCTTACCCCTGTCGGTCCAGTGCTTGACAAGGAGTTCCTTCTCCTCCGAAGTGAGCTCGCGGTTGCCGGGGTGGGACCTTTGCAACCCGTGCATTGTATTATATATAGGTTGCATAGTTTGCAAGGGTCCAAAAGTGGAATATTTCTTCTTTCTGCCCTCTAACGTGCCGACGATCAGTTTGGCTGTCTCGAGTTCTTTCAAAGCTGAAGCGAATGTTCTGTCGCTGATGCCAGCTTCCCTGATGAAAGCTATCAGCTCCTCCCTAAACTTATCTCCGTCAGCGAGGGCGTCCATGATGAGGTCTCTAGCCTGCTCTTTCTTGCTGTTTTCCTCATCGACCTCGCCGGTGACTCTGATCAGCGTGGTATTTTCATCCGTATCCTGGACAGATAACGAAAGAGGCTTGATAAGGTCGCCATCCCGGTTCTTGAGGTGCCACAAGGTGTAGGCAGTTTCAAGCTTAGTCAGGCCCAGCATGGAATCTACGTAAGCCAGGATATCACTGGAGCCCCTGATTCTCTGGCCCAGGTCGCGGATGAAGCCCGTTTTGCGCAGATGATGGGTGAAAACGACGGCGCAATCAAAGTCGTGTCGGAAAGAAGTGAAGACAGCAAAGAGCGTGGCCATATCTTCAGCCGAGTTTTCCCCTCCGCGGTGGACCCTTATCAGACTGTCGAAGAGAATCAGAATGGGCTTAATTTCGACGACCTTGCCATTGAGGGAATCTATCCAGCGGTCATGAGAGAGATTGACACCGCACATGGAAGCAATATGGATGGGGCAATCATCGATTGTTTGTCCCGTGATGCGGGCAAGCCTTCGGTGCAGACGAGCTTCGCCGTTTTCTTCATCAATTATGAGAACTGGGCCCTGTTGGGTAGGGAACCTGTCCAGGAAAGGTCGGCCAGTGGCCACTGACCGCGCGAGCTCCAGAATGAGCCATGTCTTGGCGGTGCCGGGGTCACCGGCCAGACCCATGACACCGCCCCGGGACAAAAGGGGTTCTACCAGCCATAATTGCTGAGGAAGAGGACGGGTCAATAACTGGGAAAGGGAAAGAGTGGGAAGGGATGGGATGGGTGATTGCTGATTGGCTGGTTTGGGTCTGCCCCTGGCAAGGGGTTGAGAGGCGGGTGGTGATTGATGGTCCTGGTGCCGCCAGGTGCCGTCTGGTTGTTGAGCATAACTATCATCCATTAGTAATCCTTCGCAGAGAACTCCTAGTGGCAGCTTCCACCTGGCGAGAGTACGTGTCTCCAATTCAGATTCTTATG